TACACTAACGTCAGCAAATAATTCATTGTATTGGAATTCAAATGCACCGATTGTTGGCACTTCTGATATGTTTAATTATCAAGCAACCTTAGGAACATGGTTTGAAAACACATTATACGGAAAATATTGGAAACCGTATTTAGACAACATATATAGTGAGGACGCAAAAATGATGGAGTGCTACTTGTATTTAGATGATGTTGATATTCACAATTTTAAATTCAATGATGAAGTATTTATTAAAAATGCTTATTGGCGTGTTCTTAACATAAGTAATTATCAAGTTGGTGTTAAAGTGTCAACAAAGGTTTCATTGCTAAAAGTGGTTGACACAGCAATTCCATGTGTCGGTTGTGAGTATGTTGTTGGTGAAGATGCGAGTGGATCAAACCTTTGGAATGGTGCTTTATATTATTGGTGTCCTGACACTGATCCAGGTTGCACACCTGATGTTTCAGCACTTCCATTGACGGGTATATTAGCACCACAACAATGTTGTGAATGTGAAGGTGGTTTGTCTTTGACAATGATTAATTTAGCCACAGGGTTGTTTCCATGTTTGGCGAATGCAGGTAGTTTTCCGCTTGATTTAAAAAGTTTGCTTGGCGTTAGGTCTATACTATCACAGGGACAGGTGCGTTCATTTTTGTCTGATAAATTAAAAGGTCTGAAAAAGCAATTGGTGATTGGTTCTGATAATAGTAAATTCAGCAATAGTTATATATTGCCACCTGTAGATGATGACATGGTTATTAAATACAAAACAAAGGCAAAAGGAAAACCACAGTTGAAAGGTGAAATGCACAGAATAATGGTTTCAGGTTATACAGAAGGAAACACAAGAGGTTATGCTTATACTGAAGGTCAACCATCACAACAAAAGTTATATATACCTGCCAACACAAATACAGTTATTAGAATAACAGGAACAGCAACAGTAATTGGCGGAACAAGCTCAACGTATACACAGGGTTACACAGAAGGGTTTTCATATTATACAGCTTTTAAAAATGTTCAGGGAACATTGTCGCAATTAAGCACAGTTGGGGGACAACAAGAATTTAGTATTCGTGAGGGTGCAAACCCAACAACATGCACACTATATATAACAACAAGTGATGCAGAACTGCAATTTGGTTTAGATGACAGTCAAACAGATACAAAAAGAATATGGTCAATGTCTGTGGACATGTCAATTCAAAGGGTTGATAATATGATAGTTCCTTATGATGAAAATTGGGCGATATTCCAAAACAGAAGTAATATACAATTTATGAATTATGATTTTATGATATGGAACTAAAAAACCACATACAGCTAAGTTCAATAATGATGTTGACACAGCTACGAATAATTAACACGATAGAAGTGCATGGTGAAAGAGAATACCTGTTTTTGTATGGCATGAATGAAAGACATGCAAGTTTTAGAAGAATGTTTAAAGAAATAAAAAGAATACTATGGCTAAGGAGATAAATATAGATATTAATTTTAACACAAAAGACGCGCAATCAGATGTGAAAAACTTCGATAAAGATTTGAAGGGTTTGGGGGAAACATCTGAAGATACAAGCAAGAAAGCAAAAACCGCAGGAAAAGATGTGAAAGCAATGGGTGGCGGTGCTAAGAAGTCGGGTGAAGAAGCTCAAAAAAGTTCTAAAGGTTGGAACATTTTGGGTATGGCAATGAGGGCGACAGGAATTGGTGCGCTGGTTGGTATAATATTCAAATTCACAGATGTATTAATGGGAAACCAAAGAGTGATGGACACAGTAAATATAGCTGCAGAAACAATGGCAATAATCTTTTCAGACGTGGTGAATTGGATCATTGACGCCAACAATACGGTGATTGACTTTGTTTCTGAACTTGGTAGCATGAGGGACATATTTAATAATGTCAAAGAAAAAATACTTGATTTTGGTGGCATGATAAAAGAATATGTAATTGATTCTGTTAAAAAAACCATTGAAGGTCTTGGACTATTAGGAAAATCAATCGGTTTGGTTTTTCAGGGCAAATTTGGAGAAGCGGCGAAAGTAGCAAAAGAGGGTGTTAAAACAATATGGAATGCAAACCCTGTTGTTGATCTAACAAAGAAAACAATCGAATACGGGAAAAAGGCAGTCGAAGTAATAATTGAAAAAACGGGGGAACTTATTGAAAAGGGAAAAGAGTATTATAAAACAACAAGAACACAAGCAAAAGCAATAGTAAAAACAAGAAATGCAATAACAAAATTAATTGGGACACTCGAAAAAGAAAAGGTTGCTATTCAAAAAAACATTGATATAAAAACCAAAGAAAGGGACAATGAACATAAAACCTTTGAAGAAAGAAAACAGGCGGCACAAGATTTAATGAAACTTGAAAACGATATGCTTAAAAAGGATATTGAACTTGCAAAAGCAAAAGTTGAAAATGCAGAAGCGGAATTAAGGGTTAACGCTGACAACCTACAAATGCAACAGGACTTAGCACTTGCGCAGGTAGAACTTGAAAAACTAAAAGACATAGACATACAACAAACTTCAGAACAGGCACAAGCGTATCATGATTTAACGGTAGCGCAATCAAAATCACTCAAAGAAATAGAAATGCTAAGTAAATTTGGAAGGGAACGAGAAGAAGAAGAACTTGACGCGCACTACAAAGAACTTTTGGAAAAAGCAAGAATAGCGGGTGCTGACGAAGCTAAAATAAAAGAACATTATGAGATGAAGAAAACGGAAATAAGAAGGAAATATAATAACATTACTTTACAAGCCGCGGGTGCGTTGTTTGGTGCTTTAGCGAGTGCAGAAGAAAAGGGTTCTAAGAAGTGGAAAAAAATGGCAAAAGCACAAGCATTAATAAATACCTATCTTGGTGTAACGACAGCGTTACGAGATAAAGAAATGCCTTTTTTAGCCAGAATGCTAAATGCGGCAACACAGTTGGTTATGGGTATGGCTAACGTAAAAGCAATAACCAAAACAAAAATGGAAGGTGCTGATGATGGTGGTGGTGGTGGTGATGAAGGAACAGGTGGTGTTTCACTTCCTATAGGACAGGGGGGTGGTTTTGTTGGTGATTTTCAAGAAATGATTCCAAACCAATTATCTGAACAAATATCGGGAACAGGCGCAACACCCGTTCAAGCGTATGTAGTTGAAAATGATATTTCAAGCAGTCAAGCGTTGCAAGAAGAATTAAATTTACAGTCAACTTTGTAAACAAAACACACGTTCTTATATTTATAAAAAACAAGTCAAATGAAAAAACCAAAAATAGTAGAATTACTAATTGATGAAACAGAAGAAATTCATGGCATTCAAGCTATTTCACTTGTATCAAACCCCGCTTTAGAACGTGGTTGGGTGGCATTAAGTAAAGACAGATTTCTTTCACTTGCAAAAGTAGATGAAGAAAAAAGAACACTCGTTGGTGTTGCATTAATACCAGAAAAACAAATTCCAAGATTTGATGAAACCGAAGGTGAATATCTTGTATTCTTTTCCAAACAAACAATAGAAAAAGCACAAGAACTTTTTATGAATAGCTTAAAAAATAACAAAGCTACTGTTGAGCATGAAGAAGATGTTCAGGGTGTTTCTGTTATTGAAACATGGATCAAAGAAGATGACAATGACAAATCTAATTTATACGGATTCTCTGATTTGCCAATAGGTTCATGGCTTGTTAAAATGAAAGTATACAATGATGAAATTTGGAAACAGGTGAAAAAGGGTGAACTAAAAGGTTTCAGTATCGAAGGGTTCTTTGTTGACAAAGCAATCGAAATGCAGAAAGGCGATATTTTAGATTTAGCAGAAGAATGTATTGAATGTGAGCAAAAAGAATTAATGGAAGAAATAAAAGATGTTCTTTTGAATGCTGAACTAAGACCCGACAAAACACTTGATGGAACACCTATATATAAAGACATTGAAAAAGCAGAATTATATGGACAACTATTTTATGATTGCATGGGTAGTCATGTTCATGACATTGATGGTGAGGTTTATTACATGGGTTGTAAATCACACCAAGAAGTGTTAAAGAAAAGAAAAAAGAAAATTGCATACAAGTCAAATCAATACAGAAATAAAAACACTGAATCTATGGAAGCATACCCGTGGGATCAATGTATAAAAGACCAGATGAAAGAATATGGCGATAAGGAAACAGCAGAAAAAGTGTGTGCGTCAATAAAAAATAGAACTGTTAATAGATAGTTTTACATTTTGAAAAGGAACAAATAACAAGTATTAATATATATAAAAAAAGATTCAAATGAGTTCATTACAAAAAATCAAAGACCTATTAAGGTTCTCAAAGAAAAAGACATACAAAATCAATATGTATGCAGAAGCAATTTTAGATGACGCAAGAGTAATAGCAACAGATTCAGAGGAATTTGAAGTTGGTGCAGAGGTTTACGTCATAAATGACGCAGGTGAAGTTGAAGCACTTTCGGAAGGAATATACACTTTGCAGGACGGTTCAAAAATAAGAATTGATGCTGAAAGCAAAATAGCAGGTTTTGGTGAAGAAGAAGTAGTTGAAGAAGTAGAAGAAGAAATGCAAGAAGAAGAAGTTGTTGCAAAAGAAGAAGTTGAAGAAGTAATTACTGATGAAGCTGTAGTTGAAGAAATTGCGGTTAAAATCAATGATGCAACACCAGATGAAGTAACGGAAGAAATTGCAAAAGAAGTAGCACAAGTGGTTGTGGATCACATGGCAGAAAAAGTAGAAGAAGAAGTTGAAGTGGTTGAATTGTCTACAGATGTAATGGGTGATTTAATGACACGACTGAATGCAATAGAAGAAAAATTAACTTCTTTAGAAGAAACACCTTCTAACAATGGGGTTAACATAACACCAACACACCTTAGAAAAGAAAAAGTTGACTTAGGCAAGATGTCTGTTAATGAAAGAATAAAACACTTAATGTCCAATTAATAAAATACCAAATGAAAAATTATAATTTATCACGCAACAAAAAACATGATTTTGACATAACTATCAATAGCGATACTTACGCAGGTGAGTTGGCGTTGCCATACGTGAGGGCGGCACTTAGAAGTCCAGACACAATCGCAAAAGGTTATGTTAGACAAATTGAAGGCTTAAACAAATCTGCTGTAATTTCAGAAATATCATCTTCAAACCCAATAGTCGCGGCTTCATGTGGTTGGACCGCAGGTGCAAACACTTCTACAAGTGAGCAGGTTTTGACGCTTACCGATATGAAAGTAAACGAGGAAATTTGTCGAGGCACAGTATTCCCAACATGGTATGGTCAGGGAATGGACAGAAACGGAAATTTACCACAGGAATTTGGTAATTTCTTGCTTGAAACAGTTGCGGCGAAAGCGGCGGCTCAATTAGAGATTGCTATATGGCAGGGTGCTTCACCATTCGGAACAGGGTTTTTATCTGATGACGGAAACCAAGACGAAGCAGGTGCAGACGCAAGTGCGTTAGCAGGTTTCACTGAGGTTGATTTTGCTGATGCTTTAGCTGCGGCAGATATATTAACTGACATGGCTTCTGTTTATGATGCAGTTGCTTCTGATGTTTCAGGTCTTTTAACTAAGCCAGGTGCAGGGTTCTACATGAATAACAAAACTTATGGTTTTTACATTCAAGCGTTAGCTACCGCAGGATCAAATCAGGGACAAGTTTCTGGTGCAGGATTTAATTTGGACGGTGATAACATGACATATTTCGGGTTTCCAATTTACAGATGTCCAGGTATGTTTAACGATACCATTGTATTTACATATCCTGAAAACTTAGTGGTTGGTTCTAACACAAATTCTGGGTGGCAAGAAATAAGATTGATACCAAAATACGAATTTGACGGAAGCGATAATGTAGGTATTGTAATGCAATTCGCTATGGGCGTTCAAACTGCTGTTGCGTCAGACGGTGTATACGGATCAACTGTTTGGAGTTAATAGATACTTTTAAAATGGGTGGTTGAAATACACCACCCTTTTATTTAACCTTTAAAAGAAAATAAAAATGAACAAATTTTATAAGTTCGGTTGTGATATTTCGGAAGGGCGTTTGGTCGCATGTAAAGATGTGATCGGGGGAATACAAAAGATTTTCTTGACTAATTACAATGAATCATTACTTGGAGATTTAACTCTTTCAGGCAATGAAATAACTGACTTTAGTTCTGCAATTACTGTTTTTCAGTATGACCTAAGAGCAAACACAGGAACATACAATGCCAATTTTACAAGCAATGATGCAAATGGAACAACATATTATGAACAAGTTTTGGAAGTTATGTTGCAAAAGATTGTTAAACAAGACATTCCACATTTAGACAACATACTAAAAGGCAGATGTCATGTTTGGGTTTTAGATGCTAACGACAATGTGTTTTTATTGGGAACAAGATTTGGTTGTTCTGTAACTGCGGGAGCTATGTCTACAGGAACAGCAAAAGCAGACCTAAGTGGTTTCACTTTAACATTCACATCACAAGAAACTGAAAACTATATTTTAGCGGCAACCGCAGGGGTTGGAACAGCTAAATATCCATTTGATGGAATTGCAACTGATGGCAACGTAACGATAACTGTCGGAACAACGCCTGTATAAACAAATTTTCTATTCTGTTTGGAAAAGGGCAATCTCAGGGTTGCCTTTTTTTTTGGTAAACAAAAAGCGTTTATTTATATTTATAAAAAAGCAACATTATGATAATAGTAAAAAAAGAGTTTTTGAATGAAAAAGTTTCACACTACCGTTTAACCTTAGGCGACATGAATCAGGGACAGCTAAGACACATTCAAGAAAAGTTTGGCGACAAGTATTTTGAAACAACTAAAAAGAAAAAAAAATATGATTCAATGGACACGGAATAATAGTGTTGCTCAAACCTTTTGTCCTGTATATGTCAATATATATGATGAAATGACAGCAACAACATACAACCCTTTGATTGCAATAACAAGTCAATCAACAAACAAGACCAAGTATGTTATTCCTGCTATAGTAGATTTAACAAACAAAGAAAGGTATGTTAAACTTGCCATAAACATAAGCAATAGTGGAACTGACAGTCCTACTTCTGGCATTATAAGTATTGGCGACACAGAGTTCCCGTATGGCTTTTATGATGTTGTGATATATCAAAATAATAACAACACCAACATTGATCCTGATAATGCTATAAAAGTGATATACAAAACAATCATGAATTTAAAAGCAGTCAACAATGATGCTATCACATACACTGAATACACAGATACAATTTCATCACCTACATATATAACAAACACAATCTAATGACTAAGAAAAAGAACAATTATAATATGTCGGTAGTGGACTTGTCGCATTATAACATTCCACACATAACCGAAAAAGACAACAAAGATTGGATTGAATTTGGTGCTGACAATTTATACCCACAATATTTGATTGAGCTTTTTACGGGTTCAGGAATAAATGGTGCTATTGTCAAAGGTGTTTCATCAATGATAGCAGGGGATCAACAAGACACATGTCAGGGACTTGATGTTGTTGATAAAGATGAACTTGAAGGTGATGCAAAAGAACAATATTTAAAATTCTCCAAGCTGTTAAAAAATGGAAGTAGAAACACAATAAAAAACCTTTGCTTTGATTTAAAACTTTTTGGAACGTGTTATGTTAACGTGATTTGGAATAAGACAAAAACCGCTATTGCTGAAATAAAACATATACCATCACAATATATAAGAAGTGGAAAAGCAGACAGCTATGGCAATGTGAATGAATTTTATTATTCATACGATTGGTCTAACATAAGAAAACACAAACCACGTTTGATTAAAGCGTTTGATCCTGATGACAGAATAGAAACAAGTCAGCTTCTACAGATAAAAGAATACAACCCACAATCATTCTATTATGGAATACCAGATTATGTTGGTGGCACTGATTATATAAAACTTGATATGTCTATTGCTGAACTTCATTTGGCTAATATAGACAATAACTTCATGCCTTCTTGCATGGTTAATTTTGCCAACGGAATTCCAACAGAAGAAGAAAGACGTGAAGTAGAAAGAAAATTGAATGCTAAATTTAGCGGTAGCGGGAACTCTGGCAAATTAATAATAACTTTTAACGACGGAAAGGAAACAGCACCAGAGGTTGTGCCACTTAACACAGGTGATAATGATGACAAATATCAATTCCTATCAACTGAGGTTTCAAGAAAAGTTTTAACATCACACAGAATAACATCACCGTTATTATTTGGTGTCAAAGGTGATTCTTCTGGTTTTGGGAATAATGCAGACGAACTGCGAGAT